CGAAATCAGGTTCTGACGGCCCGGTTTGAACCACTTGTAGACGCCTTGATAGGTCATCTCCAGCGCTTCGGCGAGCTTGTGCAGATTCGCGACGCCGTGCTCCTGATCGACGAGATCGGGGAGGGCGCGCGTGATGAGATCGTGCAGGGGGCCACGGCTCTCACGCTTGTATCGAGCGTTGCGCGGTCGATCCGCATCCCCGAGCAAATTGTCTGTGTCGGTCACATGAAAGCTCCTGTTGGCGGATGCACCGTAGCCCAGCCCAATTTGAAATTCAACATTATGTTGACCAACGATCCCGAGCGTGATTATGTGATCCCCGTCGCGCCGATCGGCGCCAGATTTCCAAAGCCCTGAAACGGAGTGAACGATGGCCCTCGAAGACCTTTTGACCCGCAACAACGAACTGCTGGCGGAACACAATGATCTGCTGAAGCAGGTGCTCGCCAAGGCCGGCGCCGGCAAGGCCGCTGCATCGAACGACGGCGACGCCGGCAAGGATGATCCCAAGACGACCCGCACGCGCAAACCGAAGGACAACGATGCCGGCGCGGCTTCCGGCCCGAGCTTCGACACGCTCAAGAAGGACCTGACGGCCTGGCTCGGCGAGTTCGCCAAGGAGTCCGACAAGGAGAACCCTGACGGCGTCCATCCCGAGGTGACGGCCCGCAAGGACGCCCTCGCGAAGGTGTTCAAGAACGACAAGCTCAAGATCGGCAAGCTGCCCGAGATCGAGAACGATGCCGAGAAGATCGGCATCCTGCACAAGTGGCTGCACGAGACCGCCAAGAAGGCCGACAAGGGCCATGGCATCGGCCGTCTCGCCGCCGATCCGGTCTCGTCGATCGACGAGGGTGGCGAGGATGACGACGACGGTCTCGGCGTCTGATCGACGCTGAGCCGGCGCAACCCTGGCCCTCCGGGGCCGGGGCTTTGCGGTGAGAGGTGACCCCTTGCCGGTGTAGCGACGGCGAGCGGTTTGCAGACCAGCGGTCACCTCTCACCGCAAAGCCTCACGGGAGATGATCATGGATAAGCAACTGCTCGCTCGTGCCTTCAATGAGTGGATGCGCCGATACACCGAAGAGCCTGAGCGCTTCGAGGCGGAATTTGCGACCGTGAAGCGGTTTCTTGCCGAGCAGAGCGGCGACGCCGAGCCTTCGTACGGCTTGAGCGCGGCTGAATACCTCGTCGACATTTGCGCCGAGCTTTCGGCCTGACGCCAAACAAGCGATGAACGTCCACGTCCGCACCGGATTCCGCAAACGCCCCTCCGACGCCGCGCGCTGGACGCGCTGCGCCGGCTCGTTGCGGCTGACGCGGGACTATCCGAACGAAAGCTCTGCGGCGGCCGATGAAGGCACGATGTGCCACGCCGTGCGCGAACAATGCCTGGAGTTCGGCTTCGACGCTTACGACTTCATCGGCTTCAAGATGAAGATCAACGGCGTCGTGTGGGAATTCACCGACGATTTGGCCGATGCGGTTCAAGACGGCATTGATGAGATCCGCGAATTCGCCGGCCAAATGTATGTCGAGCAGAAGGTCAACACCACCAAGTGGGTCGGCCATGACGAGAACGGGAAGCCTCAGAGTGGAACGCTCGACTGCCTCGTTGTCGGCAAAAAACTCTCGGTGCTCTCGGACCTCAAGGCCGGTGAAGGCGTGCCGGTCCAGGCGGTCGGAAACGATCAGCAAATTGTCTATCTGCTCGCGGCCTATGAGCAGATCATCAAGCACATCGCGCCCGAGTGTGAGACGTTCCTGATCATCATCGATCAGCCTCGCAATTCGGCTGGCGGCGGCTACTGGTACGTGACGCTCGCCGAGCTGCGCGAGCACGAGAAGCGCATTGTCGCGGCAGCTCAGGCCTGTGATGCGGACGATGCTGAACTGACGCCCGGCGAATATCAGTGCAAATGGTGCCCAGCCGCGAACGTGGCGGAGCGCCCCGGAGGCTGCCCTGCGCACGCGAAATGGCTGGCTGACGCCATTGACCTCGACTTCGGGGATCTGGATGAACCCGCCGAAACGTGGAAACCGCCAACCGTCGAATTTCTGACGCCCGAGCGGTTGATCCGCATCTCAGAGCTGAAGCCTCATATCGAAAAAATGCTGGAATACTGCCACGCGCAGGCGCTGCAGCATGTGCTTGATCACGGCCCGACTGCCGGCAAGAAGGCTGTCGCGGGACGCCGCGGCAAGCGCAATTGGGCCAACCCGCAGGCTGCGGAGGCCTTCCTTTCGCAGAAGCTGCCGTCTGCCGACCCCTTCAACAAGAAGCTGAAATCCCCGGCCCAGGCTGAGAAGGAAGTCGGCAAGAAGTACGAAATTCCTACGGCTCTTGTCGAACAGAGCCAGCCGAAACCCATCCTGGTTCCGGTGGAGGATGCTCGACCCGCGATCAACGCGATCGAGGAAGAGTTCGACGAAATCGACTGAAACGAGACTCTGGAGAACGACGATGGCTGAGGCCAAAAAGGACGAAATCGGAATCATCATGCTCAAGGCGGTTCGGCTGTCTTTTGCCGACACCCTCTTTGTCGCCGAGGCCGGCGACCGCAGGAAGAAGGGAAAGCACGCTGGTAAGATCCCCTTCCGCAACAGCATCAACCTTCTGCTGCCCGACAAGGACAGTGCTGAAGGCAAGGCTATGGAGAAGGCGATCAAGGCCAAAATGGTCGAGGCGCGCGATGCTCAGTGGCCGACCGACCCGCCCAAGATCAAGGGTGAGAAGCTGGCGATGCGCGACGGCGACGAGGAGGAATGGGCCGGTTATGCCGGGCGCTACTACGTCTCGGCCAGCCGCACGAGCTATGGGCCGAAGGATGGGGAGGAGTCGCAGCGCCCGAAGCGCCCGTTCCGCATCATCGGCCCCCGCAAGGTCAGGCAGTCGGATGGCGCCATGCGCTTCCCCGACGTCGAGGAGGGTGAGCGCGACGCCCCGTATTCCGGCTGCTACGTCAACGCCAAGGTGCGCTTTTGGGCGCAGGACGACGAGGAGTACGGCAAGCGCATCAACTGCTCGATCGAGGCCGTCCAGTTCGCCAAGGACGGCGAGGCGTTCGGTGGCGGCGCCCGCACCAATGTCGATGACGAGTTCGAGGACGAGGAAGGCGATGGCCTCGACGACGATGATCTCGATGTCGGCGGCGGATCGTCCAAGAAGGACGATGATGACGACGGTCTCGGCATCTGATCGCTGATCCCTGACGCCAGTATCCCGACGCCATAAGTGCGTCGGGATATTCAACATAATGTTGCTTGTTCCGTCGCTTCCGTGGCGACGGCTTTCCACATGGGCGAACCTGGATTTCGCCGAGGAGGCCTTATGGCGACGCTCTTTGTCGACGTCGAATGCTATCGCAATTTCTTCTACATCGGCATCAAGCGTCTCGAAGACGGGCGTCGCGTTGGCTTTGAATTCAGCAAGCGAACTGATCTTACGGGTGGTTTCGACCGCGGTCGCATCCGGCAGATCATGAAGAACAACCTCTCGATCGGCTTCAACAGCCTGCCATACGACGTGCCGATGATATTCCTGGCCTTGAGCGGTGCCAGCAATGACGACCTCAAGATCGCGAGCGATCGGATCATCAAGGGCGGGCTCCGGTGGTGGGAAGTCGAAGAAGCGCTCGACATCAAGATTCCGAAGCTCAACCACATCGATCTGTTCGAGCCCAATCCCGCGGTGAAGGACGGCCTCAAGACGCTCAATGGTCGGCTGCACGGGAAGCGCTTGCAGGATCTGCCGTATGACGAGGCGACCATCCTGTCGCCCGAGCAGATGGACATCGTCGCCGATTATTGCCTGACGAGCGATCTCGACGCGACCGAGAACCTGTTCAACGCTCTCGCCGAGCCGCTGGAGCTTCGTGAAGCGCTCGGTCGGCAGTACGGCATGGATTTCCGCTCGAAATCCGATGCGCAGATGGGTGAAGCCATTATCAAGAAGCGCGTCGAGACGATCACCAAGCAGCGCGCCGAAAGGCCCAGGAACATCGGTGGCACGAGCTTCCGCTACCAGGTGCCCGAGTTCTTCGAATTTCAGAGCCCACAAATGCGGGAGATCGTCGACACGATCCGTAAGACCGATCTGCATATTGATCGCAACGGCAAGGTCGAATTTCCGAAGGCATTCGACGACTTCAACATCACGATCGGATCGTCGACCTATCGAATGGGAATCGGCGGCCTGCATTCGACCGAGAGCTGTCGCGCCGTCCACTCCGATGACGACTATGTCCTGGTCGACGCTGACGTGGCCAGCCAATACCCGCGCATCATCATGAAGCTGGGGCTCTATCCGAAATCGCTCGGGCCATCGTTCCTGCCTGTCTACGGCAGCCTCATCGACGATCGCGTCAAGGCCAAGCATCAGGCCAAGCTGATCAACGACCAGCTCGCGCCGCTGCGTGCTCTCGATCCCGCAGCCCTCGTCGCCGCACAGGATCGCATTGCTGCGCTCGAAGCTGAGAAGCGCCAGGCGCTCGCACGCGACAAAGGTGGCAAGATCGCGCTCAATGGCGCCTACGGGAAGCTCGGCAGCATCTACAGCGTGCTTTACGCTCCGCACCTGATGATCGCCGTCACCCTCACCGGACAGCTCTCCTTGCTGATGCTGATCGAGCGGGCCGAGGCAGCCAGCATCTCCGTCGTTTCGGGCAACACCGATGGCGTGGTGTTCCGCTGCCCGCGCTCGATGTTCGAGGGTATCGGTAAGGAAGGGCCTGACAAGGATCGCCTCCTCGGTGGCAAGCTCAAGGAGATCACCGACTGGTGGGAGCAGAAGACCGGTTTCGAGCTGGAATTCGCCGAGTACCGCTCGATCTACAACCGCGACGTCAACACCTACTTCGCGATCAAGGCGAACGGGAAGGCGAAGCGGAAGGGGGCCATCGCCAATCACTGGCATCCCGAGTCGCCGGACTATGATCCCGGCCGCGAGCAGATGAAGAAGAACCCGCAGATGACGATTTGCGGTGATGCGGTCCTAGCCTTCCTCAAGGACGGTACGCCTATCGAGGAGACGATCCGCGGCAACACCGACATCAGGGGCTTCGTGACCGTCGTGAAGGCCACGGGAGGCGGCACCTGGCGGGATCACTATCTCGGCAAGGTGGTGCGCTACTACTGGTCGACGGACGGCGATCCGATCATCAAGGTCAAGGGGCATCCGAAGACCGGCAATCGCCCCAAGGTCTCGAAGACAGATGGGTGTAAGCCGGCGATGACCTTGCCCGACGAGATGCCAACCGATCTCGATTATGCGCGCTACATCGCCGAGGCCTACGACATCCTCAGAGCGGTTGGATACGAGGTGCCAGCTACCGCGCCGTCAGCCTATCAGCAACTCCTCGAAGACGTCTTTGTCGGGAAGCGGATTATTGGCAGTCTTTCATAACTTGATAATCAACATAGAGTTGATTAAATTATCGCCATGTTCGACGATCCGCTAGGTCTCATTCTACCCTCCATCGTGGCCGTCACGTATATCGCGTGGGGAGCGCATTGGCTGCTGGGCAGAGTCAAAAAGTGAGGTTTTTTGTCGGGTTACATCAGCCGTCTGATGCGGCGCATTTCAATCACGCCTTCATTTCAGTAAATCGCATTCGGAAGCGCATAAAGCCAATTGCAGCAAAATCGTGGATAATGGATAGCGGTGCGTTTACGACTATCTTGACACATGGCGGATATCCTGAAGGCGTCGAATTCTATGCTGACCAAATAAAGCGGTGGTCAACTCATGGAAATTTACTCGCCGCTGTGGCACAAGACTACATGTGCGAGGCGCATATGCTGGCGCTCACAGGCAAGACGATTGAGGAGCATCAGCGCCTGACAATCGAGCGTTACGACGCTTTAATCACTTGCGACACTGGTGGCGTGTACATCATGCCAGTTCTGCAAGGGTATTCGCCTGTTGACTACGTGCGCCATATCGAAATGTACGGTGATCGGCTGGCTCATGGCGCTTGGGTCGGTGTCGGAAGTGTCTGTAAACGGAATGGCGATCCATCGGCGATCGAAGAGGTGCTCACCGCGATTAAGACTGCCCGGCCTGATCTACTCTTACATGGCTTCGGTCTGAAAACGACCGCGCTGGCGTCAGATATTGTTCGAAATCTTTTATGGACGGCCGACTCAATGGCTTGGTCATTTGCTGCGCGCAAACAAGGGCGAAACGCTAACGATTGGCGGGAAGCAAAACGGTGGGAAATGAAAATACTCCGGGTGTCTCCTTTCGAGTTGATAATCAACTCTATGTTGATTTAGAGTGACGTATGACCGCTTGGTACAACGAGATCGACCCGTTCGCTGCCGCATGGTTGCGCGAGCTTATAGCCGAAGGCCATATCGCGCCCGGCGTTGTCGACGAACGGAGCATTCTGGATGTTCGACCTTCTGACCTCCGAGGTTTCACCCAATGCCATTTCTTCGCCGGCATCGGTGTTTGGAGCTACGCTGCCCGCCTCGCTGGCTGGCCTGACGACCGCCCTCTCTGGACCGGAAGCTGCCCGTGCCAACCTTTCTCCTCGGCAGGCCAAGGCGGCGGGTTTGATGACGAGCGGCACCTATGGCCATTCTGGCACTATCTCATCGAGATCGAGCGCCCTTCAGTCGTCTTTGGCGAGCAGGTTGCGAGTAAAGACGGACTTGCTTGGCTCGACCTTGTTCAAGCTGACATGGAAGGAACGCGTTACGCCGCAGGGGCTCTCGATACCTGCTCTGCGGGGAGTGGCGCGCCGCACATCCGCCAACGCCTCCGCTTTGCCGCAACAGAGCTGGAATACGCCTCGGGCAACGAATGGCTCGAAAGGTGGACCAAATCAGGCGAATGGCGCCCTCTCGGCGGATGTCGCGCTGACGAGTTGGGTCACCACCACCACCAGGGACTGGAAGGATTCGGGCGCGGACATCAAACCGAGATCGGACGGATCGGAGCGGCTGGATCAACTTCCTCGACAGGCGAACTTGGCAGGATGGCCATCGCCGAAGAAGGCAGACGATCAGGGAGGAGCGGACACGCGACGGGACAATGGGCGGCCGAATTCGGACTTGGTGACGATGGGCGCTTTAACCGGCTGGCCCACGACGACGACGACGGATGCGCTGCGTCATCCGGACCGGGAATTCACGACGCCGAACATCACGCTCAATCACGCGGCTTTGCGGGCAGATGGGCCGGCCCGACTAACGGCCTCTGGCGAGATGTTGACTGGCTTTTCTGCCGGGATGGAAAGTGGCGGCCAGTTGAACCCGGCACATTCCCGCTGGCTCATGGGGCTGCCGCCCGCGTGGGACGTCTGCGCGGTTATGGCAATGCAGTCGATGCCGAAGCGACGCGCGTCTTCATCGAAGCGTTCCTCGAAGCCGAGGCGGCAAGTTTCCAGCCCCTACGCCAGATTGATTCAGTCGCTGCTGACGTGACCCCGTTCGCAGAACTCCTCGGGTGACGGCGCATGGCTGAGATCGCCGCCGTCCAGAACCCTGTAACCGAATATGCGCGCCGCCGCGGCTGGCTAGTGCGCCGAGTGACATTCCTCGGCCGCCGCGGCTGTCCCGACTCCTGGTGCTTCCGCAATGGGCGCGTGAAGATCATCGAGTTCAAGGACAAGGGGAAGGAGCCCGACGAGCAGCAGTGGCGTCGCATCCGCGAGCTGCGCGGCGCCGGCATGGAAGTGCATGTGATCGACAACTACGAGGCCGGCTGTGCTCTCTTCGACGATTGAGCGCTCCCCTTATCTGAGCTTGTTGGCAGACGCCGGATTAGCGATCGATGCGCCGGCACCGTTCGAGCCGATCTCAGGCTCCCCATTCCTCTCTCTGCTCGAACAGCTTGGCTTCGAGATCGACACAGGGGCCGAGCGGGAAGCGCTCGTCGAGCAAAAGGGGTTGCGGCCGGAATCGGCGCTACGCTCCTATCAACGCTATCTCGCTGACAAGATCGTGGAGATGGACGCGCTGCTCGGCGCGGCTGAGATGAGCCTTGGCAAGACCGGCGCCACGTTGACGGGCGTTCGACGGCTGCTCCGCGCCGATCGTCGGCACCGCTGCCTTATCGTCGCGCCACTCGAAGTCGCGAAGAACACCTGGCCGGATGAAGTCGGCGCCTGGGAACACTTGCAGGATCTCACCTTCACGGTGGTCTGCGGCGACGAGGCTGAGCGATCTTCTGCGCTTAAGGTCGACGCCGATCTGACCATCATCAATCGCGAGAATTTGCAATGGCTCTGGAAGAAGATCGGCGGCGCGATCGGCTGGCGCTGGACGATCCTGGTCTATGACGAGTCCAGTCGCCTCAAGGGCTTCACGCGGCGCACCAAGGGCACGAAGAAAAAGAAGCCGCGTCTGACTGAGTTCGGCGTGCTTGCTCAGGCTCGGCCGCGCATTCAGCGCGTGGTGGAACTGTCTGGCACACCATCACCCAACGGCCTGATTGACCTCGGCGGCCAAGCCTTCATTCTGGACGGCGGGCGCCGGCTCGGCGAGAACAAGACTGCCTTCAAGCAGCGATGGTTCGACGAGGACAAATACAGCTACGAAATCAAGCCGAAAGCTCATGCGGAAGCCGAGATCATGGGCCGCATGAAAGATGTGATGATCGGTCTGCGCGCGCAGGATTACATCGATCTGCCGCCGAGGCACTTCAATCCGATCAAGGTCCGCCTGCCGTCAGAGCTGATGAAGCAATATCGCGCCTTTGAGCGCACGATGATCGCCGAGCAATATGACGTTGAAGCCCTGTCACGCGGCGTCTTAATCAACAAGCTGCTGCAATTTGCGAACGGCGGGCTCTATCGCCAAGACCCTGATGATCCTGACGCGCCTCGCGAAACGATCGCGATCCACGACTTTAAGCTGAAAGCCCTCGAAAATATCGTTGAGGAAGCTGCGGGCCAGTCCGTGTTGACCGCATACAGCTTTCAGTTCGATCTGGAGCGCATCATGAAGCGCTTCCCGAAGGCGGTATTCTTCAAGAACGACCCTGATTTCGTCAAAAACTGGAACGCTGGGCGCATCCGACATGGCGTCGCCCATCCCGCTTCGATCGGTCACGGGCTCAACCTCCAGTTCGGCGGTCACATCCAAGCTTGGTATGGCCTGACGTGGTCACTGGAGTTGTGGGATCAATTCAACCGCCGTCTCGCTCGGCCCGGCCAGGAGGCGCATACCGTCTTCATTCACGCCATATTGGCCGAAAATACCTACGATCTCGTGCAATACGAGACGCTTCGCGAGCGAGGGATCACGCAGGATCGGATCACTGACCGCGTTCGCGTTCGGTTAAATTCAACTTAGTGTCGCACAGTCACATTTTCCGACGAAACGGCCTCGACATTAACTTATATTCAACACATTGTTGATCGTCGTTTGACAGTGATTCGGATTGTGGATATTCAACACTCCGTTGACGAGTTGTCGTCGGAGAAATTTGTCGTGTCTGAAAATCCGAAAAAGCCGAGCCGTCACGCGAATTGGGCTGACCCTGAGTTCGCGAAGCGGTTGAAAACTGCGGTCAGCAATCACCGTGAGGCCCCGCAATTGCACGGACAGCAGAAGTGGCTGCGCGAACGTATCGAGCAGAAATTCGGCAAAACGCTGAGTCCAGAAGCCATTCGTCGCTATTTCGCGGGTGATAATAAGCCTCGGCCAAATATTATCCAGATGATCGCTGGCGCGCTTAACGTTGATGCTGCCTGGCTGACCTACGGAACTAACCCTGCTCAAAGTGATATCGCAAGCCGGCAACATAAAGCGCTGGCTGGCGGGGCCACCAACCTTATCGCCGGCATGATCCAACTCAATGGGGGACACATCGCTTTTCCCGAAGCGGGAGAGACGTCAATCGACCTCTATGCGATCATTGGTGGCGCGCAGAAGTCCATCTCTGTGAAGGCGTTCACGAAAAAGGCTGAGGCGTCCGTTGTGCACTTTCCGCACGATCACGAACGCCTCATCTCGCTCATTGTCGTGGTCGAGGGTCCTACCAGCTATCGCATCTACCGTGTCCCCTCGCAGACAATTTCGGACGTCGGCACATCAAAGGGTGGCTATGTCGAAGCCGTTCTCACAACGGACGATCTGCCCGCGCTTGGCGATCAACCTCTCGCGCTGATCAGATCCTTTGATAACCTGGACGGCGAAATGCCGTTGAAGCGTAAGGGCTGA